TCAATATACATTTTGCACCTTCGAGATAGTAATGACTGTTACTGTAACATGAGTTACAAACAGCTTCATACCCAGAGCTACTGATGTATCAACTCGATTCAACAATACCCGATATTTATTCCATGCCTCCAGCAACGATCTTTCTTCCTCCGTTGCGATTTCCAGATCTACAGCATCCTGCAGTGGCGCAATATACTCACTGAATTCCTGGATGTAGAACTGTGTGGTGACGGTCTTCCAGCCATTCGGCTCCTGTTGTATCGAAGCATACCAGGCTATTTCAATATCGCTATGCTGCGGCAGCATTTAACCCCTTGTAATTCATCGCCATAATTGATTTAATTCACAAATAAAACTATAACATGGTGAAATTAATGAAAAAAAACACAGATGATGGGGCTAAAATTTACACACCACTTACCCTAAAGCTTTATGACTGGTGGGTTTTGGGAGTATCAAATCGGCTTGCATGGGGATGTCCTACAAAGGAACACCTTCTTCCACACTTTCTGGAACATTTAGGTAACAACCATCTGGATATTGGTGTTGGAACTGGGTTTTACCTTACTCACGTACCTGAGAGTAGTCTGATATCTTTAATGGATTTGAACGAAGCTAGCCTGAACGCGGCATCTACAAGGGCTGGGGAATCAAAAATTAAACATAAAATTAGCCATGATGTTTTTGAACCTTATCCCGCGGCGTTACATGGTCAATTTGATTCCATTTCCATGTTTTACCTTCTTCACTGCCTGCCTGGAAATATATCTACAAAAAGCTGTGTAATACGCAATGCGGCGCAGGCCTTAACTGACGATGGAACTCTATACGGAGCCACAATTCTTGGCGATGGAGTTGTGCACAATAGCTTCGGTCAAAAACTGATGCGCATTTACAATCAGAAAGGCATCTTTTCAAACACAAAAGATTCCGAAGAAGGCTTAACACATATACTCTCAGAGCATTTCGAGAATGTTAAAACCAAGGTTCAAGGTACTGTAGTAATGTTTTCCGCTTCAGGGAAAAAATAGCATCCAACCGCAGCACGTTCTTGCTTAAGGCGTGTCTGCGGTTTTTCAACTATTCAGATACATCACTCCCATCACATTCATTCCTCCGCATCATAGGCATATAGGCTATATCACCTTGATATTTTTCTTCTTCAGATAAAAACTGTTATCTATGTATACTTTTAAACCCAATCCGTGTAGAGTCTCTGCATAAGATAGTTTGCAGTTGCCACTTCAGCTTGCGCCATAAACCGCCTGATTTTTGCTGCCACCTGTTAGCATTCCTGTATACCTGAAACGACAATGTTTATCTACGAACTTTAAGAACCCCCAGGATAAAAATTGTCAACTATATCATATATAACACATTACTAATTCGAGGCTATATGAACAGCATACTGATAATCACTTCGCTCCTTATCATATTCAGCATTTTTAGTCATGCTCTAATAAAATTAGGGATTGGCATATCCAATAACCCAGACAAAACCGATGTATAAGTCAACATATACTGAATCAGACATACAATATCGCAATGAAAATCAATAATATTTTAAGGAATATCTTCATGAAATCAAAAGACACCCTAAAGTGGTTCCCTGCGCAGCTTCCTGAAGTAAGAATTATCCTAGGGGATGCTGTAATGGAAGTAGCAAAACAGGGAAGACCTATCAATACCAGAACATTGCTTGATTACATTGAAGGAAACATAAAGAAAAAGTCATGGCTGGATAACAAAGAATTATTACAAACAGCGATATCAGTTCTTAAAGACAACAAAAATTTAAATGGTAAAATGTAATATAATAAACTTACTTTTTTATCATTTTTCCACTTTAACAACATTTTGCTCCACTTTTCCACGACCAAACAACTTGAAATCTGGTTAAAATAACACGCAACACTATTCTTCTTCCTTGAGTCCGCCCGGAACTCGAAAAACAAACCGAGTTAAGGCCATTTTTCACAAAATCGATTTTGGATCTCACCAAAATTACGGGGTTGCATACGCATTCGTTTATTTTCGAACGTGTACATACAAATATGTACAAAAATAATCAAAATTATTTTCTGAGATGCATTATGATATGTACACCAATTTCGTATAGAAGATCTCACTATGTCTCGAATTTATGCTTACTGTCGGGTATCAACTCTGGAACAAACAACCAAAAATCAACGTCGGGAAATCGAAAGTGCAGGTTTTAACATCAAATCTCAGCAAATAATTGAAGAACAAATTAGCGGCTCAGCAGCAACCAGTGAGCGTCCTGGTTTTAACCAGTTGCTTGATCGACTGAAAAGAGGTGATGCATTGATTGTCACAAAACTGGATCGCCTCGGTTGTAATCCAATGGATATCAGTAAAACGGTGGAACAACTGACCAAAGCAGGTATCAAAGTGCATTGCTTAGCATTGGGGGGCGTTGACCTGACCAGTCCACCTGGAAAAATGATGATGCAAGTAATTTCAGCAGTCGCTGAATTTGAGCGAGACCTTTTACTTGAGCGTACTCATTCAGGGATATTAAGAGCACGGGGCGCAGGAAAGCGATTTGGTCGCCCACCTGTGTTAAATGATGAACAAATACAGAGGGTACTAGAGCAAATTAAGTCAGGTATAAATATAAGTGACATTGCCCAAGAATTCAAAACCTCGCGGCAAACCATTTTAAGAGCTAAAGCAAAAAATCAGACACCTGATATATAAAAATAATCTCGGTGTGAGATTCCTTACGTTTTCCAAGCCCCCCTTCCTAGCCTTAAATGGAAAGATACTTCTAATTATAGAATTTATATATCTTACCCTACGGTAGGGCTGGCCATTCAATATCCGGTGCAGTTGATGTATCAACACGATTCAGCAACACCCGATACTTTTTCCAGGCTTCCAGCAACAAGGTTTCTTTCTCCGTTGCGATCTCCAGATCCACAGCATCCTGAAGCGGCGCTATATGCTCACTGGCTACCTGCATCAGGCTGTTTTTTGTTTCTTCCGCCTCCCGGATCCGGAACAGTTTTTCTGCTTCCGTATCCTTCCCCCAGGCTGTGCCGTTCCACTTCTGAAACTCCCCTTCCGGGGATAACCAGGTGACATTTTCCGGTAATGAGCCGAGTTCAGAAATAAATAACGCGTCGCCGGAAGCCACGTCATAAACCGTTTTACCCCGATGATCTTCAACGAGATGCCACGATGACTCATCACTGTTGAAAACAGCCACGAAACCAGCCGGAATATCTGGCGGTGCAATATCGGTACTGTTTGCTGGCAGACCTGTATGAGGCGGAATATATGCATCACCTTCACCAATAAATTCATTAGTTCCGGACAGCAGATTATAAATTTTTATGGTCCGTGGTTGTTCACTCATTCTGAATGCCATTATGCAAGCCTCACAATGTAGTTAAATGCGATGTTTTTGACGGTGTTTTCCGCGTTACCAGCAGCGTTAACGGTGATGGTGTGTCCATGTGAGCCAATCGCAACAGAGTGCGTATGAGCACCAATACCGACAGTATGTGCGTGAGCACCTGCAGATGCGGCTGTGCCGCTGACACTATGAGTGTGCGCTCCTGCAGCACTTGTATTCACACTGGCCGCAGACACTACCTTATGTACTGACCCATTTTGTGACCACTGGCTGACTGCTGATGCGCCTGTGACACTATGAGTATGGTTTCCGGCACTTGCGGCTGTACCGCTCACACTGTGCGTATGCGCCCCGGTGTTATTCGTGGATTTAGTGCCGTAATCAAACGACGATGTGGTTTTCGTCCCCAAATCCGTACTGGATGCGCTGGCGCTGTGGGTGTGCGATTTAATGCCGTCCTGTTCCTGAGACAATACGGCACGACCACTGGCAGGTTTGCCCTTAATCGTCCAGCCACGCATATCAGGGATCACGCCTGACGGATAAGCGGCTGCAAGTTTCGGGTATGCAGATTTGTCAAAAGTCTGCCCCTGCATCAGGGCATAACCAGACGGAACGGTATCTGATGGCCACGGGATTGGTGCACCGACTGGGTAGCTTTCTGGTGGAAGATTTTTCGAGGTATAAACTTCTGCCCAGTCTTCCTCAAAACCATAGCCATCTCTTGAGGAACGGTAGAACAGACCTCCATTTCTGTAATGTGCCTTCATCTGCAAGGTCCGGCAACTTCCGACTCCGGTATAGAAGTTAACCAGAATATAGCTGTCGCCAGAGCGGGTGACATTGTAAGCGCCTGATTCGGCATTCCATGGAACGCCCCCATCCGCATCGGCATACGTATCCGTTGCCCTTCTGGCAAAAGCAGCCACATGCGCGGCGGTTAAAGTAATATCTTTGGAACCATCAAACTCAACACCAGAAACCAGTCTTGGCGTTTGCAGCTTTGTTGCTGTTAATGCATTACCGTTCAGACTTGCGGACAGTTTGGTTCCAATAACCAGTTCGCCGGTTGCGTTATCAATAGCAAACGGTCTTAATGTATTCCAGCCACCATAAACATCACCTTGATTGGTAAGCAGCAGGTAAGTTTTAGCGCCATCATTACGCCATAATGCACCATACTCCCCACCTATCATTCGAATCTGATTACCACCACGCGCTACAATTTCGTCTGTGGCAAAAAGTTTTTTGCACGACAAGTTATCGTTAACGATTAACGAATGAGACTCATAAAAACCACGCCCACTCTTAAAATCAAGGATAACGTCCGCCGCGATACATTCAGTCGCTGGATTTGTTGCCCCAAACTTATAGGTCGTATCATTAACAACGAGATCAGCACCAGGTGCGGATATTGACAGGCCATCTTCGATAAACGCAAAAACAGGGAAAGCAGCGCCATCAACATAGAACACAGAGCGCAAATCATCGCCCTTATTACTCATCATTATTGAGTGGATGGCTCGTTCATTGTTTTGATATTGCCAGAACATTCCATAAGCATAACGCCCCCTGTCAGTCCAGCCACCAGGCATAACAAATCCGTTAAACTCGCAGTTATTCATCGGATCGCCTGCGGTTCGCGTTGCCGTGGTGATAATGACCCTTGATGCCAGTTCGCTTACTGAGCCAGCAGAACGCATAACAACAACAGGGTAATATTTTCCAGATGTTGCACCTGCAGGAGCGTTAACCCGCACATAACGCATACCACGCTTATCAGCAAAGTCTGTTTTACTGACCGCGTTAATGTTGTTCAGGAAGCGTCCCTTATCGGGTATATCAGCGCCGTTCTGGTCTTTCTGCAGACGTTTCTCAGCATTGTCATTGGCTGCTTTTACTGCCTTTGGCGTTGCCGCCAGCGTTTCAGACGTGCTGTTGGTCGCACTGCTGAGCTGTACTATCCCCTTTTTCGTCGTGCTCGCATCCTCAAGCGCCACGGCGGATGCAATATCCTCTGCCCGTTTTGCTGCTGTCTCGGCGCGCGTTGCCGCGGATTTCCTAACCAAATGATTGAACAAATTAACATCGCTCTTGATCAAAAAGGGTCCGGGAATTTCTCAGCCTGGGTCATTGAAGCCTGCCGTCGGAGGCTAACGTCAGAAAAGAGAGCATATACATCAATTAAAAGTGATGAAGAATGAACATCCCGCGTTCTTCCCTCCGAACAGGACGATATTGTAAATTCACTTAATTACGAGGGCATTGCAGTAATTGAGTTGCAGTTTTACCACTTTCCTGACAGTGACAGACTGCGTGTTGGCTCTGTCACAGGTTAAGTAGTTTGAATGATTAGCAGTTATGGTGATCAGTCAACCACCAGGGAATAATCCTTCATATTATTATCGTGCTTCACCAACGCTGCCTCAATTGCCCTGAATGCTTCCAGAGACACCTTATGTTCTATACATGCAATTACAACATCAGGGTAACTCATAGAAATGGTGCTATTAAGCATATTTTTTACACGAATCAGATCCACGGAGGGATCATCAGCAGATTGTTCTTTATTCATTTTGTCGCTCCATGCGCTTGCTCTTCATCTAGCGGTTAAAATATTACTTCAAATCTTTCTGTATGAAGATTTGAGCACGTTGGCCTTACATACATCTGTCGGTTGTATTTCCCTCCAGAATGCCAGCAGGACCGCACTTTGTTACACAACCAATACTATTAATTGAAAACATTCCTAATATTTGACATAAATCATCAACAAAACACAAAGAGGTCAGACCAGATTGAAACGATAAAAACGATAATGCAAACTACGCGCCCTCGTATCACATGGAAGGTTTTACCAATGGCTCAGGTTGCCATTTTTAAAGAAATATTCGATCAAGTGCGAAAAGATTTAAACTGTGAATTGTTTTATTCTGAACTAAAACGTCACAATGTCTCACATTATATTTACTATCTAGCCACAGATAATATTCACATTGTGTTAGAAAACGATAACACTGTGTTAATAAAAGGACTTAAAAAGGTTGTAAATGTTAAATTCTCAAGAAATACGCATCTTATAGAAACGTCCTTTGATAGGTTGAAATCAAGAGAAATCACATTTCAGCAATACAGGGAAAATCTTGCTAAAGCAGGAGTTTTCCGATGGGTTACAAATATCCACGAACATAAAAGATATTACTATACCTTTGATAATTCATTACTATTTACTGAGAGCATTCAGAACACTACACAAATCTTTCCACGCTAAATCATAACGTCCGGTTTCTTCCGTGTCAGCACCGGGGCGTTGGCATAATGCAATACGTGTACGCGCTAAACCCTGTGTGCATCGTTTTTAATTATTCCCGGACACTCCCGCAGAGAAGTTCCCCGTCAGGGCTGTGGACATAGTTAATCCGGGAATACAATGACGATTCATCGCACCTGACATACATTAATAAATATTAACAATATGAAATTTCAACTCATTGTTTAGGGTTTGTTTAATTTTCTACACATACGATTCTGCGAACTTCAAAAAGCATCGGGAATAACACCATGAAAAAAATGCTACTCGCTACTGCGCTGGCCCTGCTTATTACAGGATGTGCTCAACAGACGTTTACTGTTCAAAACAAACAGACAGCAGTAGCACCAAAGGAAACCATCACCCATCATTTCTTCGTTTCTGGAATTGGGCAGAAGAAAACTGTCGATGCAGCCAAAATTTGTGGCGGCGCAGAAAATGTTGTTAAAACAGAAACCCAGCAAACATTCGTAAATGGATTGCTCGGTTTTATTACTTTAGGCATTTATACTCCGCTGGAAGCGCGTGTGTATTGCTCAAAATAATTGCATGAGTTGCCCATCGATATGGTCAGCTCTATCTGCACTGCTCATTAATATACTTCTGGGTTCCTTCCAGTTGTTTTTGCATAGTGATCAGCCTCTCTCTGAGGGTGAAATAATCCCGTTCAGCGGTGTCTGCCAGTCGGGGGGAGGCTGCATTATCCACGCCGGAGGCCGTGGTGGCTTCACGCACTGACTGACAGACTGCTTTGATGTGCAACCGACGACGACCAGCGGCAACATCATCACGCAGAGCATCATTTTCAGCTTTCGCATCAGCTAACTCCTTCGTGTATTTTGCATCGAGCGCAGCAACATCACGCTGACGCATCTGCATGTCAGTAATTGCCGCGTTCGCTAGCTTCAGTTCTCTGGCATTTTTGTCGCGCTGGGCTTTGTAGGCGATTGCGTTATCACGGTAATGATTGACCGCCCATGACAGGCTGACGATGATGCAGATAATCAGAGCGGATATAATCGCGGTTACTCTGCTCACTGTTGCCCCCACAAACAGACTTCACGCTCAATCTCACGACGAGTCATCAGGCCTTTCCATTGCTTACCGCCAGCGTATGTCCAGCGACGCAGCTGATCACATGCGCCTTTGATATCGCCCTGGTTTATTTTGCGAAGAAGCGTCGATGTTCTAAAATTGCCAGCACCCACATTGTAAACGAATGAGTAAAGAGCGCCGCGCGTTGTTTCCGGTATATCGACTTTGATATACGGGTTAATTTGTCTGGCGACAGTGGCAAGGTCTTTATTCAAGAGTGCTTTGCATTCTGCTTTGGTATACGTTTTACCGAGCATGATGTCTTTTCCGGTGTGTCCGTGACATACAGTCCATACACCAACAATATCTTTGTATGGTATGTAGCTGACACCTTCCAGACCATCGTTACCACTTGGGCCAGTGATTAACACTGATGCTATAGCAATTGCTCCGCCACCAATAGCAGCAGCAACGGCTTTTCGTAATGATGGAGGCATTATTCACCTCTCGCAGCCTTGCGCTTATCTTCTTTAATCTTGAAATAAAGGTTTGTCAGGTACGTCAGCAGGCCAAATACCAGGCTACCCAGCACACCTATTGCTGCCCACTGTGAGGGAGTGACTTTATCGAGCAGCTGTAAAAACCAGTAACCGGCACTACCTGCTGAGGTGCCATAGGCGACTCCAGTTGTTAACTTATCCATGAATTTCATAACCCCACCTCGCAGACAAAGCGGGTGTAAATTGAGGGAATACAACGTATCGCAAAAAAGCAGAAACGTAACTGACTCCGAGTCAGTGAATAACTCAGGTATTGAGTTATCAGCTAATATCGAGACTCAAAAAATGGAAAAACCAGCTCGACGGCGGGTTTAAGCTGTGTGACGAAGTAACCACTCTTAACAGCATAACCAATTTTTTACGTACGTAAACCACTGAATGATATTTATGAGAATGCTACCGAGTGTTCAAAACATCACCACAAATACATAAGAAAACCTCAACAAATAACCAATAAATAATTTCCAGTGTTATTTTTAGCCGGTTTAAATTAAACAGACGAATTATAGAACCACCATAAATAACAGCCATTAATATAAATTAGCTAATAGATTTATTTTTGTTCAAATAAGAGCCATAAATAGGTTTCGATAGAAAAAGTTCAGATAAAAATAGAGATCTACTTCACAAATTAAATGAGAAACTAAAACTTACATCTTGAAATAATCACATTGATTAGATGAATATTTATCGTGCAGTGACATCATTTTTTAATAATAGTTCAAAAAAAAGGGCTCACGATGAAAAAATTAACAGTGGCAATTTCTGCTGTAGCTGCATCAGTACTGATGGCGATGTCTGCTCAGGCAGCTGAAATTTATAATAAAGACAGTAACAAGCTGGATCTGTACGGGAAAGTTAATGCCAAGCACTACTTTTCCTCTAACGATGCAGATGATGGTGATACTACTTATGTTCGTCTGGGCTTCAAAGGCGAAACCCAAATCAACGATCAGCTGACTGGTTTCGGTCAGTGGGAATATGAATTCAAAGGCAACCGCGCTGAATCTCAAGGTTCCTCCAAAGACAAAACCCGTCTTGCATTTGCAGGCCTGAAATTCGGTGACTACGGCTCAATCGATTACGGCCGTAACTACGGTGTAGCATACGACATCGGTGCGTGGACTGACGTTCTGCCAGAATTCGGTGGCGATACCTGGACCCAAACAGATGTGTTCATGACTGGTCGCACCACTGGTGTTGCAACCTATCGTAACAACGACTTCTTTGGTCTGGTTGATGGTCTGAACTTTGCTGCTCAGTACCAAGGCAAAAACGATCGTAGCGATTTCGATAACTACACCGAAGGTAACGGTGATGGCTTCGGTTTCTCTGCTACCTATGAATACGAAGGATTCGGTATCGGTGCAACTTATGCGAAATCTGATCGTACCGACACTCAAGTTAATGCAGGGAAAGTTCTTCCTGAAGTATTTGCTTCCGGTAAAAATGCAGAAGTTTGGGCCGCAGGTCTGAAATATGACGCTAACAACATTTACCTGGCCACTACCTATTCTGAAACCCAGAATATGACTGTATTTGCTGATCACTTCGTTGCTAATAAAGCTCAAAACTTCGAAGCTGTTGCACAATATCAGTTCGATTTCGGTCTGCGTCCGTCCGTTGCTTACCTGCAATCTAAAGGTAAGGATCTTGGAGTATGGGGCGATCAGGACTTAGTCAAATATGTTGATGTAGGTGCAACCTATTACTTCAACAAAAATATGTCTACTTTCGTTGATTACAAAATCAACCTGCTTGACAAAAATGACTTCACTAAAGCACTCGGTGTAAGCACTGATGACATCGTTGCTGTAGGTCTGGTTTACCAGTTCTAATCTGATTACGAAAAAGATATGTTGCGGGAGGCGTTGCCTCCCCAACATATAAGTGGCTCCCTCAAGCCACTTCCTTTAGGAGCACAACCTTGCTTCTAACTATATAAACCTTCTGTTATATATTACCCTTTATTTTTGGGGGCGTTGCAACGCCCCATTTTTAATAACTTTCAGTAAACAATTGGCATATTAATTAGAGTTATTAACAACGATATCCATCTCTAACCGGATATCTAATGCCATTAACATCCCTTCAATTATGCCCTCAGCCTTCTGTAACCTTTTCCCGATATAACCATCAGAGCAGCAATGCTTACCTGCCAGTGACATGAATGTCATACCGACTACATAATAATCTACTAATAAATCGTGCAAATCGCTGTTGTTCTTTTTCAGACGGGCCATGCACCCGCAAATAATCATCGCGTCATCGTCACAACATTGCGGGCGAGATTTTACTTTTGAAGGAATTAATCCCTTAAAACCGGCGGCAATGGACGACCAGGTCACATCTTCATGATTATTAGCCGCCCACGCTCCCCAACGTTCAAGAACCATCTGAATATCACGCATTAACTTTCTCCACAAAATCAGGCCAGCACACCAATCGCCAGTGCGCGATCGATAAAACGAAATATCAGCTCCAGCTGGGAGCCATACTTCTCTTCAAATGCCACGGTACTGGAAGGCATCCCGGCAACAGAGATGTTCAACGTGATTCCACTGGCACCGGGTCATGCCTACGGGATGTTTATGGAACGTTTTAACGATTTATCGGAGTTACGCAAATGCGCATGAATGTTTTCGAAATGGAAGGGTTTCTTCGCGGGAAATGTGTACCGCGAGATCTGAAAGTGAATGAAACAAATGCTGAGTACCTGTTACGTAAATTCGACGCGCTTGAAGCTAAATGTGCGGCACTGGAAAACAAAATAATACCAGTGTCAGCTGAACTGCCACCAGCAAATGAAAGTGTTCTGTTATTTGATGCTAATGGAGAAGGCTGGCTGATTGGCTGGCGTTCTCTCTGGTACACCTGGGGACAAAAAGAAACCGGAGAATGGCAGTGGACATTTCAGGTCGGGGACCTTGAAAACGTCAATATCACTCACTGGGCAGTAATGCCAAAAGCACCGGAGGCTGGAGCATAATGACCACATTTACCAATAAAGAACTGATTAAAGAAATCAAAGAACGAATCAGCAGCCTAGAGGTTCGAGACGATATTGAGCGCCGTGCTTATGAAATCGCACTCGTATCTCTGGAAGTAGAGCCAGATGAACGCGAAGCCTATGAATTATTCATGGAAAAGCGTTTCGGTGACTTAGTAGATCGTCGTAGAGTAAAAAACGGCGATAACGAATACATGGCATGGGATATGACTCTCGGTTGGATCGTCTGGCAGCAACGAGCTGGTAAAGATATCTCGGAGGCAAAGATTTACTCTGCTGTAAGCAGAATGCATAACAGAAAGACGAAAGAAATATGGAAACAGAAAGTTCAGGCCGCCATCAGGAAAGGTAAAGAACCGCCTGTTTATGAACCAAAGCCAGTATCAACTCAGACAAAGGCAAAGCATCTTGCCATGATAAAGGCCATTCTCCGTGCTGCAGAACGCGACTGGAAGTGGCTGGAAAAAGCGCCTGTCATCAAGAAACCAGCGGTCAGAAACAAGCGAGTCAGATGGCTGGAAAAGGAGGAAGCAAAACGCCTTATTGATGAGTGCCCCGAACCACTGAAATCTGTCGTCAAGTTTGCGCTGGCAACTGGTCTGAGAAAGTCGAACATCATAAATCTGGAATGGCAACAAATCGACATGCAGCGACGAGTTGCCTGGGTGAATCCAGAAGAGAGCAAATCAAACCGCGCCATTGGTGTGGCGCTGAACGATACCGCCTGTAAAGTGTTGCGTGATCAAATAGGCAAGCATCACAAATGGGTGTTTGTACATACCAAGGCGGCTAAGCGAGCAGATGGAACATCAACGCCTGCGGTCAGGAAGATGCGCATCGACAGCAAGACATCATGGCTATCAGCTTGTCGTCGTGCAGGAATTGAAGATTTCCGTTTCCATGACCTCAGACACACCTGGGCAAGCTGGCTGATTCAGTCAGGCGTCCCATTATCAGTGCTTCAGGAAATGGGCGGATGGGAGTCCATAGAAATGGTTCGTAGGTATGCTCACCTTGCGCCTAATCATTTGACAGAGCATTCGAGGAAAATAGACGACATTTTTGGTGATAATGTCCCAAATATGTCCCACTCTGGAATTATGGAGGATATAAAGAAGGCGTAA